ATGATGGTTAATAAGTTTAAGTGGCACTCTGCTTATGCAAAGCGTGAGGAGAAGAAAGAGATTATTAACGAGCATAAGATTGAAGTTAAGAATGCTGTGGATGTAGATAGTATTCTCAAGAAAGCTATCAGTAAAGGAATTACTCAGTTAGACAACTCTAATAAACAGGTACATTGATATGCCAAAAGTAGGAAAGAAAAAGTTTCCATATACTGCTAAAGGAAAGAAAGATGCTAAGTCTTACGCTAAGAAATCTGGCAAGAAAATGAAGAAGGCTTACTAAAATGGCATGGGGAGATACTGAAGGAGGTTTTGCTCAAGGCCCACATGGTGGTGTAATGGGTGGTATGGCAGGAGGAGCGTCCTCTCCCGGTGAAGTTAGTGATGCTAATCAGGCAGAGGCAGCGGCGGCTGAAACTGCAAAAAATGCCAACGCATTAGCAGCAGCAATAAATAGTGTTCTGAATTCACAAGCATATAAAGAACAACTAGAAAAAGCACAAAAGAAAAATAAGGATGAAATAAATAAAACACTGCAAGCTGGAATTGATAATAACTTGCAAGCCATGATAGATAATTTGGGACCATCTTACGGTGAACTATTTGATACTAATTTTAATTTAAATATTGAAGCTCCAGTAGGTTTATCTCCGGGGTATCAAGGCGCTGTTACTCCCGGCGTTAGTCCACCATCAGTAAGCCATGACTTTGAAGGTCTTATAGGCCAGCAAGAGAATGAAGCAGATGAACTTGATTTTGATTATCCAATAACTACTACTTATGAAGATGTATGGTCGAGTAAACCAGTTCTGTCTGATTCATATAGTTCAGGTGGTGGAGCTGGACCAATAGGTGGTGGTTTATGGGGCGACACAGAAACTACTGATTTCGATGTTAATGCCTTTGCAACTGAACTTGGTGATGAGGGATGGGGCGATGAGGGATTGGCCGCACTAGCATCAGTATGGGGTGACAATCCCAATCTTGATATTGGGATTCCAGCCCCCACAGAAACTACTGGCTTCGGAATAACCGCTCCGTCGAATGCGTTAGGCATGGAAGAGGTTGGCCCAGCCGCAACTACTGGTTTCGGGATAACTGCGCCGTCAAACGCTTTAGGTATGGAAGAGGTTAATCCAGCCGCTGCAATTGAAGCCCAAAAAGATAAGGACTTTCTTGGTACAGATATTAAGGCAAGAACTCTAGAGGAACGAACAAAGAAAGAGGCAAATACAGCAAAGCATTTGACATCGTCACAAAAATTTATGAATGAAGTTAAGGTTAAAGAAAAAGAACTAGACAAACTTAAAGAGGTTCCATTTACTAAAAGAACGTGGGCGCAACATAGCAAAATAGGAAAACTTCAACGTCAGCTAAACAAGGTAAAAGAATCAGATAGATATAGAACTGCACACGCAACCGTATATGGAATGTCTAAGCTTGGGAAAACAATTCTCTCATTAGCCCCTTATGGGATGGGGATGCAGTACAAAGCACTATCCAAAAGAGCAATAGAAAGTGGAGCAATAGATACTCGTACTTGGGCAGATATAGTAAATGAAATAGAGACTAGTGTTAATAAGCCTGAAGGACAGACTACCGAAGAACAGATTACCGATTTACAAGATTCTATTGAAGGAGGGTTCTGGGGGCTTTTAGGATTTGCAAAGAAAAATCCAAAAATATTTGGTCCCTTAAGCGGTGATGAGTTATGGAAGTTAATCATGGATGAAGATGCTTTTTGGAATTATTATGAACAAGGATTATTAGGAGAATAAAATGGCCGCAGGAGACTACACACAGCAGGTAATATCATATGCATATATTCAAGGTAGATGGTATTCTTTCCCTAGTCCGTTTGCGGCTAAACTAGCTGTTCAAAGATATAATGGAAACATGGAAAGTGTTAGGACAGAAAGACCAACTGGAGTCAATATAGATACATCTCTTGGATGGGACTTAGAAGGTGGAAAACTTCCTGAAACTATACTTCCTGCTCCCGGTGTAACTGGTGATGCCTTATGGAATCCCCCTTTAAATCCTATTATTAGAGCTACTCCTGTTGCTGAACCTGTTGCTGATCCCGTTGTTGATCCTGTTGCTGATCCCGTTGCTGAACCTGTTGCTGAACCTGTTGTAGACTTGTGGGATGATTTAGATCAAGATTTACTAAACCTTGCAAAAAGATATGCAGACGCAGGTATGATGGGTAGGGCTAAAGCAGCTTTTGAGCAAGCCGGTGGTACTTGGGCTAAAGACACCCATAAACGCATGGCACAAGAGCGAGATCAAACTGGCCTTTATGGTGGTCAATTTGAATTTAACTGGGCTAATAGAGGGATAACTGATGCGGCTGATCTAGAGAAGATTAAAGCATGGGCGAAGGGAGGTCTATTTGGAAGAATAAAGCAGTTCATGGAATCTAAAAAGGCTGGCTCTTATGATAAAGATGTTCATACTAAACTAAAAGCGATGACTCATCGTGGTAAACACGACTATATAGCTCCTTCAACTGTAACCCAAGATACTCCCGGCGCATATTTGGATACAAGAACTGGGAAGTGGAGAATGCCAGCACCTGATGGAACAACTCCGGGCAAGAAAGAAGTGCATGTCTACGATCCATTGAAAATGAAAGGAACTAGACAAGAGATAGGCGGCAAGTTTAAAACCGGCCAAGCCAGACAAGATGCTAACACATGGCGACAACAGCATATGGCAGCGGCTGAGAAAAAACATGGAATAAAAAGAGATGCGGCAGGAAAGATTATCAATTCCAGCAAGGCCAATCAACAAGCTTGGGACGCATACATAGCACAAAGAAATAAAATTGCTGGAAGACATAGAGGGATGATAGGTGCTGGTAAGAAAACCTTGAAGAGTGGTGAGGTTATAGGATGGTAGGATAAATGCCTAGTAAAACAAAAAAACAAGCCAAGTTTATGGCTATGTGCGCCACTCCTAAAGGGAGAGCAAAGGCAAAGGGGAAATGTCCACCAAAAAAGGTAGCAAAAGAATATGCAAAGCATGATCGCGGAAAGCGTCCTAGTAGATAATGCCAGCGCTAAAGCCGCAATTAAACTTGCAGAACACCTTCAGACAGTTACTTATGAAGAAGCGATTGAAGCTTATGCTCAGTGCCACCGTGATCCTAATATTGATGATTCTTTTATTAGGACTCTCGCTCAGTCTGATCGTTACTACCTTGGTGTGTTTATCTGCAATCGTCACGATATGTTACATCCGTGGATATATGAAAGATGCAGAGAGGTTGAAGGAGGCAAAGACAATCACTTAGACCTTTGGGCTAGGTTCCATTACAAGTCATCAATAATTACATTTTTAGGATGTGTACAGGAAGTTCTGTGTAATCCTGATATAACTATAGGAATTCTTTCTTACTCAGCCCGTCAAGCTAAACCGTTCCTGCGGCAGATTATGCAGGAGTTTGAAGGCAATGAGAAGCTACAGAAATTATTTCCAGATATACTTTACGAGAAGCCTAAACAGCAAGCTCCTAAGTGGGCTGAGAATGAAGGCATATGTGTCAAGCGACAATCTAATCCTAAAGAGCAAACAATTGAGGCTCATGGACTTGTAGACGGGCAACCTACCGGACGGCATTTTTCTCTTATAGTTTATGATGATGTTGTAGTTCAGGAATCTGTTTCAACCCCAGAACAAATTAAGAAGACTACAACCCAGTGGGAGTTGTCCCTTAACTTAGGCTCAACGCATGATCCTCGTTATCAGTATGCGGGTACTCGTTACTCTTATGGTGATACGTATGGTACAATACTTCAAAGGGCAGCGGTAAAGCCTAGAGTACATCCTGCAACCTATAACGGTCAAATGGATGGTGAGCCAGTATTTCTTCAACCACAACGATGGGAAGAAATAAAAAAGACTACCTCTACTTTTACGGTAGCTTGTCAACAGCTATTAAATCCAATAGCTGGCAGCGATGTTTCATTTAAGGATGAATGGTGGACTGAGTGGGAAGTAAGACCATATACCTTGAATGTTTATATCATGGTTGATCCAGCACATTCTAAGAAAAAAGAATCCAATAGAACAGCAATGGCTGTTGTTGGCGTTGATGCAAACTATAACAAGTATTTGTTAGATGGTTGCTGTCATAGAATGTCTCTTTCTGAGAAATGGACCTATCTTAAAAGGTTAAGGACAAAGTGGAAGAGAGCGCCCGGTGTGAGGGAAGTGAAAGTTGGATATGAAAGATATGGCGCTCAGTCAGATATAGAACATTTCAAAGCCATGATGTCTATGGATGGAAGTAGCTTTCCTATTTATGAATTAAATTGGGTTGGTGGTGGTGGGGCGCAATCTAAAAAAGATAGGATACAAAGATTAGA